ACAAATAGAGTTATTAAATTAACTCTATTGAACCCGTTATCCGGTGATATAGGACATCTGTGAACTAACATCACAATAATCAGTTAGCCCCCTCGATTTATGCCTTCAGTGGTTATCGAGGTTTGCTCATACGACGAGGAGACAGGAGATTGTGAACTTGAGAGTACGTCGAAGATATTCACCAGTAACTTCGACGGGACTTACGTCCTATATACTCACAGTTCCGGGCCGAAATACGCCGGATCAACTGTCACACTCGTCTGCCCTCACTGCGGGGTGAGTGAACAAGCGACGTTCCCGACCAGAGGCCTTTCAAGCAACTGGGGTCACCACGGGCCGCACGACTTACGACTTGATTGTAAGGCGCGGCACTGGCACGGAACGTGCGAGGTCATTCCCTCCTCTGAGCAAGAGTCGCGTGTAGCGTCTGACGGGGTTTTCGAACCAGGTCTAACGCACATCACCACGACTCGAGGGCAGTCTTGGACTAGACATCATTAGTCCCTCCCAGTTCTCGCTGGGAGTCCCGCAGCCTGGCTACGGGAAATATCGGTGGGGTTGATCAGACCTACACCTCTTCGAGAAAAGCGCTCTTCGAGTACTCCCTCGGCAGACTATTCTGTTGCGTCTCCCATAGTGAAGATGTACGGGTCAATAGTAAGCATGGTGGTTCAGGCGGCGCTCGCTTTCCTACTGTCCAAGGACCCAGAGTCCAGGACTGCGGTGAGAGGGCTGCTAGCATCACTAACGGGGACGGCTCTGATCCTGGGGTGGCAACTGCTGTGCGTCTTGCGCGCTTGGCTAGCAACCTCTCTGGAAAAGGAACCGGAAGCTCCGGAAGACTCCTGGATTGATCTGTGTGGTCCGCCACGCTTTGATCCATCGAAAGGAGTTTATGGAGAGGTGCTCATCGATGGGAAGCAGCATCGGGTTGTGATCCAACCCGATTTCTGGCCTCTTTTACGGTCTGCGATAAATATAGATCGTGATGAGGCTGCTGTGGCTAATTCCATCGTCTCTTCGGTGGCACCGGGGAAAGAGCCAGGCTCTCTAGTTTGCATCCAAGCAAAGGATGGCAAAGTGATTGGGATGGGGGCTCGAGTCCACTGCGGACCCGCCACTGTCCTCGTCACCGCCGGTCATGTTCTGAAGAAGGGCATGATTGCAGACTTATACCTGGCGAAGTACTCTGTGTCGAGTAAAGAGGGAAAGCGTGTCCTGATGGACCCGACCTGGAAGATTGAATACGGCTCCCTGAACAAGGAGGCTGATGTGATATCGGTACAGGTCCCCGCGGCTGTGTGGTCTCGCCTTGGCGTGACCGCCGCCCGCGTGCGGAAGCCTACTGTTAAAGTACCAGTCCTCGCCTATGGTGGGGAGGCTTCCGGGCTCCTACAATCCTCGCAAGGTTTTGCGACTCCAGATGGCAATATGTCTGTGGCCCATTCATGCTCAACCCGTCCAGGGTGGAGCGGGACACCCCTGTACGCAGGGTCAGACATTGTTGCCATTCACCGAAGATGGGAGGATATAGGCGTCAAGAATTTGGCGACGAACCTCTCCATTTTCCATGCAAACTGTGAATCCAGTGAAAACGGAGAGCAGGGAGCGCGCGAGATCGACGCTGAGGAATGGATATCTCGAGAGGTAACTCCGACGGACGTGTACATTGCAGGCCGAGGGAAATACAGAGTTGCTGGAGATGAATTCTCCCACTCAAGTTATGATCCTCTGGCTTTCTCTAAGTACAAGAAGGAGAGAGGTGAGATGACGTGGGCTGATATGGTGGAAGGCGATCTTGATTGGGACGCCCGTGAAGAATCCACAGGAAATGATATTCCTTTAAACTGCCAGCAGGCGGCGAGCAAGTGCTCGTCGCCGTGCGTGACATGTCCGGAATCGTCTGGAGTGACGGAGAAATCCTCACCACAACAGGCATGCCCCTCATTGACTGTGGAAGATCGCGTGTCAAATTTAGAGAAACTGCTAGAACGAGTACTAACGAGCTCTGCCGAAACGCAGAGCAACATTTCGGTGATCTCGCAGACCTTAGTTGGCCTGAAAGAGGCTCGAAAGCAGAAAGAGTTAGTTTGCTCTTCCAGGCAGGCAGATTCCGCCCCACAGAAGCCCCCGACAACCTCGACAGCGCGTGCCGAGAACTTGAGCGAGAATACCCCCGGTCCAAGCAGCGAGCCTGCCTTTGGGGGGAAACTTGGAACTCAGAAAGCCTCAAAGAAAAGATCCAAGAAATCGCGCAAAGGGACATCAAGCGGGACTCCAGTCCAGGGGTCCCCCTCAGCTTGATTGGAACTACAAATGGGGCAGTCCTGGACTCCTCCATGACCTTGGTTGTGGAGGCTGTCTGGGCGCGACTCGAGGCGCTTTCCCGAATAGAACTAAGCCCCGATGTGACTCCTCCTGAGTTGATACAACTAGGTCTTTGCGACCCAGTGCGTCTCTTCATAAAACAGGAGCCCCATCCACTCAGGAAAGTTCGGACTGGCAGGTTGAGGCTGATTTCATCGGTATCCCTGTTGGACCAACTGGTTGAGAGGGTTCTTTTCGGTTTTCAGAATAACCTCGAGATAAGCCGATGGAAGCAGTGTCCATCGAAACCCGGAATGGGTCTCACTTCTAAGGAGCAATCCGATGCGTTGTGGGACGAGCTGAAGTTCAAGTCCACCCTAGCCCCCGCGGCTGAGGCGGACATATCGGGATTCGATTGGTCAGTGCAACATTGGGAGCTAATGGCGGATGTCGAAATGAGAATTCGACTCGGAGACTTCAGCAACCTTGCTGCAAGGGCTGCTAGGAACAGGTTTACTTGTTTGTCGAACTCGGTTTTCCAACTGAGTGATGGCACCCTGATTTCTCAGGGACTACCAGGCCTAATGAAGTCCGGGTCTTATTGCACTTCGAGCTCAAATTCACGGATAAGATGCCTAATGGCGAAGATCATCGGCTCACGATGGTGTATAGCCATGGGTGATGATTCCGTGGAGGGTTGGGTTGACAATGCTGTAGAAAAGTATCATGCACTTGGTCATGAGTGTAAAGAATACTCAGCATGCGCCCGGACATACGTGAGCGGGAGCGGAGAACAAACCCTTCAAACGGTTAATTTCTGCTCGCACGAGTTGTCCGAGGGTAAGTGTCATCTTACGACCTGGAGCAAAACGCTTTTCCGATTCTTCCATAGTACGGCTCCGTGCATTAGGAGTCTGGAAATGGAATTAGCGGGCAGCCCCCAGTGGCCCAAAATCTATCGGTACCTGCGTCGGGTGGGCTTAGCGCCCGACAAAGATGGCAAGGAAGAAGGGCAAATCGGCCAGCCAAGTAATCGTTTTGAAGGAGAAATCCCGGAAGAAACGACAGAAAAGCAGAGGCCAACAACCCACCAGACAGGTTACACCGGTTTCAGCGCCGGCCGCGATGGGGACCCAGATTACTTATCGGGGACCCCAAGTTGTAACTCAGTATGGTGACATCACCCCCGCCAAGAACTCTGGCTCTTTAGTACGCGTCACATCCAGTGCCACCGCCGGCACGGAGGTGAGCGGCACGGTGCTCTTTAACGTACGCAATGCGACTGAGCTACCGTGGCTATCTGGGCAAGGGTCCCGCTATTCGAAGTACAGGGTGAGGTATGCACACTTCACCTGGGAACCAATTGTGGGATCCAACACCAATGGCGAGGTAGCCATGGCTATGCTGTATGATGTTGCTGATGTGACTAGCATCACTATCGAGCGACTGATGCAGACGAGAGGTGGAACTTGGGGACCTATCTGGTCTCCGACTAGGAAGCGGCTCAGTTATGACCCTGAGCACGCTTCTCTACCTTGGTACCTAAGTGGAGTCTCCTCAGGCGCCGCGGCAGGTAATATCCAGACTCCCTTCCAGATAGCTTGGGCTGCCCAATCTTCATTGGTTAGCACAACGCTAGGCAGAATAATGGCTGAGTACTTGGTGGAGTTGACCGATCCGGTTGATGTCACAATCAACCAGTGAGACCTGAGCTCAAGGTTAACGAGCGACCCCTTGGGCTGGGGGTATATAAATACGCAATGCCACTTCGGTGACAGGCGCCGGCAGGCTCCGCCTACATGGGGGTTAATCCAGAGTCCCTGAAGACTATAAACTCGAAGTCCCAGATGACTCTAAACTCGTGAACTGTCGGCACACCTAGCGTAGGGGCCCGGGGGTTTTCGT